GCTTATCCTTAGCTTCCTCTTCTGAAAGGTTAGGGTCCATCTTTAAGAACTTTTCATGTTCTTCGATTAAGCCCAATTCAAGCATCTTTTCGATATTGTCTAAAGTTTCCTTATCTGAAACCAATACTTTTGGTTTTTGGAATTGAACTATTAATTCATCCTCTTCAGAGAACCTGTTGCGACCCAGAAACTTGTCCCATGCTTTAATAATAGGAAGCATATCTTTTTCTAATTTAACGAACGTTTTCTGATTTCTACTTATAATCTTTTGAACGGATGCCGCTGCGATTGCTCGTGACACACCGTTCATAACATCAACTGTTCCAGCGTCTACCTGGAAGTTCTCAAGCCCATGCTGTTTAGCTATTTGTTCAAGGTAGGCGAAATCGATTGCCTTCATTGGATCCAACTGAGCCCCAGATGTCTCATAACTAAAATCAGTTGGAGCATCATCAGGATCGCTCGATTGAGGTAGTTCAATAGCCCCCAATTGACCGTGTGTTATGCGATCGAACTTGCCTTGATATTTCTCTGGGAATTTAAAGACCTGAATACCTGACCCGTGAATATTTTTAGCTGTTAACGTCTCAGATTGTTGAGCGTTAAACTTTATTGTTTGATTCGTTAAAGGGTTTGCGATTGGATAATCTACTGAAGTGTCCATAGATTTATATATAAAAGGCAATACCTTTAAAGGGTTAATATTTTTCGCATTACCAGGGATAGGGATATAATCAACATTCTTTTTTAAAACCCTATTCCCGTTCACTAATTCCGAGGTTGTCGAGACCTTAACTTTAACATGTTGGTCTTTTGACCAGAACACCCAGACCTGACCTTGACTGGCTGAGTCCGATTGAGACTCTGCAATAAGATCAGATATCCCATCACCATTGAGAGGACCAAAACTACTAACTGATGATTGAGCGTCATTTGTGATCTCCCTCGAAGGATAGTTAAGTCCGACGATTAAAAGTTCTTTTGTGTCTTTATCGAATACAAGTGTATTTTCGTAGCCATGCATTGTAATAAATTGCCACTGGTCTTGGATGTTATTAACCCACATTAATGCATAGCGATTAAGGTTGTATATTTTATCGAAAAACTCTAATTGGTCTTCGGCTTCCGCCTCTTCATAAATCTCATTCAACGCTTCCGTTTTGTCTTCGCTATCTGCAATGTCTCTGATTGGTGCCTCATTATATGCTTGAGCGCGTTTGTCAGTTATCATTGCAGATAACGAGATGTCGGAAAGGGTGTAATGGGAGAATGACTTTGGTCGGGTACGCTGTAACTCCTTACGGACATAAGGCTCCAGGTTCCCGGAATATATTTGATAACTGTTAAATGAATATCTTCGACGCTCTTTTTCTTCAGACTTATCAGTCTCAGAAATGATTTCACTGATCACAGATGGATCAAGTAGGTCATGCATTTGATTAATCCTTTAATCGATTTAATTTTAATGCTAAACGAAAAGTTATCTAATTACAATTCTGGAGTCGTATTGTTGTTCATATGGGAGCATCTTCCACGCCAAATATCCTAAAGCATCTGAAATATGCGTAAGTAGTTTGTCAGTTTTTTGGTCTAACTTATTGTCTTTCCAGTGAACTTTCTCTAAATCATTGATTAGTTTTTTGCATCGCGGATGGATTATAATTCTATTCTCTTGAAAGAGTCGATTAATATTATTAGTTCTATCTGTAACAAATGGGTTGCGTGTCGATTTGATTGAGTTATTACCAAACGTTTCCTCGAGGATAAAAAAGTCAGATTTGCCAGATGTTTTGCGGTTCTTGCCTGTCGAATCCGGGATTAGGTAAACCTGCCCTTTACATTTAGCCCTGAGAGCTTTCGCCATTTTATATGTATCGCTGTTTCTTTGAAATTCCTCGTCGTATACCCATAATTTATCGTCTGCGATTTTAGCCATCACAGTAGTCATAGGATCAACATTAAAATCAAGACCCAGAAAGTGCGAACCTTTTGGTGTGTCGAACTCTTTTACATGCGTCTCGTAATCGAAACCGTAATAGACTTGCCCATCATCTGAATCAGAGAATATTCCGTGAAGAAAGCGCTCTCTTTCTTTCTCTGGTAATGATTCAAGTAGTTCAATGTATTCCGAATCAATATTATCCAAATTATCAATCGGGTTCATCACTATCGAAACAAAGTTTTCAGGTCTTTTAAGGGGCTCACTATCGACCGGGTTAAGCTTTTTGATGAATTGCCAGTATGTCCAAGAGTTTTTACTCGGAGGATTCATGTCGTAATAGGCTTTATTTTTTAGATCATTTAGTTCCGCCAGTCTCGTTAGTGCCATTTGGACAGATGAATAAGTAAGTTGTGAACACTCATTAAAATGAATAGTAGAGTATTCCTTACCTAGAATCTTTTCAGTTCTCTTATCGTCGTCTAACCCTGCAATCCAGTACTCTGATCCATTAGGTAGAGTGATGAAATAGTCGGTCTTATTCCACTTAACCGGCATATCTGGGAAGCAAATAGCTAAAACTTTCGGGAGTGTATCCATCCATACCGAGGTTTTGATTGAGTTAAATGTGAAACGAAGAGAGACGTGTCTTGACTTGGTCTTAGCGGCCCTTATTAGAATGCCTCGAACAATGTTAAAAGTTTTCCCGGAACGACTGCCGCCGAACAGCATTACGTGTTTAGGTGGTGACGCCATTAATTTGGTGGCTTCGATTTGTTTTAAGGTTTTCTTGAACTCAGACATTTATAAAAACAGTTCGGCGTTCAATTTAGTACCCCTGCGACCTGAAATATTACAAGCATAATGGCATATGTAATAATAAACTCTATTATAATTTCCATTACAAATCCTTATCATCCGAATCAATATTGATATTAATATTCCTCTGCGTTATTTCTTGCTCAACTTTATCGCGCCATTTATCGGGTTGTCGGTTTTTAAGCCAGAATATTGCTGCGGTGTCGCTTGGTGGAAGTTCCTTAACAATCGTCTTATCGATAATGTTTCCGGTCGCGTCAACGCCTTCGTGTTTTTCGGTTATTGTTAGTCCACCACTTGCCTTTCTATAGAGCATATTGACCACTTTAAGGTCTGATAATTCCTTAGCAATCTTTAGGGACTCAAAAAAGGCGGGGTGCTTCAATTTCCAATTGTTAATAGTCTGTTCCGTAACCCCAACAATATAGGCTACTTGCTTATCTGTTAAGCCGGTTTCAGCCATTTTTAGAATTTTTTCTTGGATATCTTCATTGAAGATTGTAGGTCTGCCTGTTTCCATCTTATCTCTCCAGATGCATCTCCATGCGTCAATGGTACATAAGAATAGTATTTCAGCAAAATTGGTTGATTGTCAAAAAAAGCTACTTCTTTTTCTTCTTAGCCTTAGCTTTCTTCTTGTTCTTCTTTTTTTCTTTGGGTGTGTGTGCTGGCATAATTATTCTCCTTTAATCTTCTGTTTAGTATATCTATATATTCTTTGGATAAATAAGGATTAGTATGTATCTCGTCGTATTTGCAGCCGCGCCAAAACTGCGTTTTCTCTACTGTATGATTGGTTCTGAAATAAGTCACTTTAGTGGGGGTTGTTATGGTCATTTGGGTATAAGTGGCATCGTCGTCAGAATCACTAAAGGCAGACCAAGCCTCATGACATGCCTCATCGTGAGTTCTATAAACCTTAAGTATATATCTTGGCATAATTGTCTCCGATGTTTAAAGATTATCGAAATGATAGATCGTTTGTCAAAACCATGCGAGCGATTTCTTCCACATTTTCCTTTTCTTCTGTAATACCTTCTTCTGATAAGGATTCAGGTAAGTAACCATGAACACAAATAGTCACAACCATATCCTGGTCTTTCGCTTTTAGTATGTTTATTAATTCAGCTACGGTCATTTCTGATTCTTTTAAGTTCTCTGAACTTACAGTCAAATTGCATCATTTTTAATAGGTTTAGATTTTCGAACTTGCAACCACAAAGAGAGGCGAGATAACATCCCGTCTGTGTCATCATTAAATTAAACTCTTTAACTTGAGCCGAGGTGAGAGTTATATTAGGATTATTATTATATGGAGATGGTAACAATTTTCCGATAGGATCTTCCTTTTTTATTCCGCATAATTGCAAGTTTTTGGACATCGTCCTTAATATTTCTGTGTGATCGTCTTCGTTCATCTCTTCCTCTCCATTGGTTATTTGGTGTTAATAAAAATATTTGTCCCATAGCGTCTGATATTCCTTTGCTAGTTTTTTATCTTCCTCGCTCAATTCGGGTCTTTCCTCTTTCACTATGGTTTCCGGTATCTCTGAAAATACATCCTCGTCATCAATAAAAATATCATCGAGCCACGGTGAATCAATAACGTGCCCGTCATCATACGGTTCTACGTATTTCGCCTTAATATAAACAACCTGATTCTTTTTAAACGTTTTCATTTAAAAGCGCCTCTATTAATTGTTCTACCTTATCGCCCCTACCGTTCTCGATTAGAAAATTAGGTGTAGTACCGCCGAGATGAGGGTTTTTGGAATTAAACCATAGCCTCGTCTTTTCTTCGTCGCCATCAAAAAATCCCAATACAAGAAAAAAGCAGCCTAATTCATTTATCTTTTCTTTCATTCCGAATCCAATACTCTTTTAACGAGTGATATATAGGCTAATAATAGTTTGTTGAATGTTTCGTCGTTTTCGACATTACGATCCTCTTTGATTTTTACCCCTAGCGCGGCTTCAAAATATGCCGGGTTCCAATAGGATATTGCATTGTCAGGGTAAGAATCTTCCATTTCCAGCTCTACCGAACTTTGTCTTATGTGGATACGCTTAACATACTCCGCTTTGATATAGATATTATCTCCTTTCTCAAACTCT